AGACAATGCTTATAACAGATAAAACAAAATACCTTGAAAACAAGCAGATAAAGATAAGTAGTACTCAAAACTTTCTTCAAGGGATGTGGAATTATTCATCATCATTCAAGGCGGTTGCATCCACTGCATACACATATAAAATTTGGAAGAAAATTTATCCAAGTAGCAAATTATACATGGATCATCTGGAACATTCAGACGATTATATACTAATGATTCTTACAGATTCTGTTGAAGAACTAGAAGACTTTAGAATTTTACATAGAATGATCATGAAATGTCATGGTTTCAACGATAGTGTTAAAAAGACTAATACACAAAAATTTCTGATGGAATTTATCTCTTTGTGCAGCTTCAATGGTCATATGACATATCCTCATATAAAAAAGACAAAGGAAGTAGGTATGAATACTGGGTGCACAGGATATCGAGATGATGTTGACACTGCAAGCTCTCGTGTAGGGGAAGCTGTGAGAGTGGGTCTCCCATTTTGTAGTGCATATTTCATGCAAAGAGCTCATTATTATAATGTTTACCGCTCTTACTCTTTAAACCTCCATGCTGTAAACAACTTATATGATCACACAGATGCATTAAACCCTGTTGAATTATTCGGACTGCCAGATACGCACCCCTTATTTCAATTATTGTGCCAAGGTGACGTTAATAATTATCGTCTTTACACATATGTAAAGGGTGAAGCTGCAAATTCTATAGAGAAATTATTTGCTGCAGAATATTTTGATAATGTAAATAACCCATATAAGCTAGAAGTGTCACCAGAAGACCCTTTGAGACTTTATCATCCAACTTATGTTTTTGACCAGGAAAAAAAATTAATAAAAAAAATCAGGGCATCAATAGATATACCCTTTGATGATGCACAGGAATTCTGGAATACTCATAAAGCCTATAATTTAATTAAGCCTAAAACAAGAGATGATTTGCTCATGTGGATGAAATCAATGTATTATAGGTCAAATTTTGCACTAGCCTACTCGAGATCCTCAAGAGCAGAAATTACACTAAGACTCTCCACATTTGTAAAGTCAGCCTGTTTAATAATTGACTCTTTCAAGGTTGATAATGATAACCCTAGACTACTGACAATAAAGGACTTTACAACTTACATCAAGGAACAAAAGATACCACTTATCTCACAGCTAAATGTTGATAAATTGAAGAATGAAGTGGGTCACACTAAGTTCAAGACATTGTTAAATAAAACACTGGTTAATTGTGATTCAACAGTCACATCAATTTATTCGTTTTTTGAAGGAAGCCATGTGATATTTAAGGGGGTTCATGAAAAAAACACTATTGCAAACCTTAGTCCAAGTAAGCTGAATTGGCTTCATGTAGACAATCCAATAGACTCTCTATTTGAATATATTTTTGACTACCAAAGTTTTTTAAAAGACAATAGACCATTTAAAAGCATGGCAACACTAGAAAGTGACAAGGCTAAGTTGCAATTACATTATAACATAAAGCTAAATGAGGTGACACCAATGCCTATTGTGAAGAGCTGTTATCAGGATTTAGTTTTGTCAAAGTCCAGGCGAAACCTTTACATGTCATACAGTACAAAAAGCCAAACACTTGAAGACTTTATAAAAACCCAAGTGGATTTTGGAACTTTCCCAGGGATGAGAATTAAGATAATATCTCCAGGTGTGACAGAAGCCATAAATCCTCACACAGGTGAATTTGTTTATAAGAAAATATTTACACATACTAAAGACGAGATTAGGATATTGCTTGATGATGCAATTCTCCTATATGGAATTTTGAAGCATTGGTATAAACTTGAAAGCAAAACCCTTAAGACAATACTTCCAACACTAAAAATAAATGACAGTATAAAGTCCACTATGATACGACATTACAATACAGAGCATGACTTGGGATATTACTTGAAGAAATGCAGCATAAAGGAATTATATGCAATGG